AGATCCTCTATCTTCCCGATAAGTTTATGTAAAGCTTCTAGAATTTGAACCTCCCGATTTATAGGTTTTTCCTTAACGTCTATAGTTGTAACTTCGAGAACCATATACCATTCTGCATCCGGTTGTAAAGTAACGTAATCTGTATCTTCTTGATATTCATATAACTTAAAATGAAGTTTTTGCATAGATATCGGATTAAATAAGTTTGTTTTTCTGGGGTATGCTTTCCATTGCTTATCTCTAACTATAGTATGTGCACCATGATTATAATGTCTTTCGAGTGGTACGCGTGCTAAAATTTGTCCATTACGTTCATCAAGTATTTGAGCACGTTTAGGTACATCTTCACACGTTATATCAACGTACTTTGCTACACTACTTACGAAATTATCAGAGTTAGTGTTTGCCTGTCCAATTTGCGTCACGTAAAAATCAACTGGTTTTATACCACATACTTGCGTGATATCTTCTAGATGTAAATTTGATTCAAGTGTAAGATCTATACTAAACGTATTATTAGAACCGTTTACAAATTTTGAATCTACAATTATATACTGAACCTTTTTAGGTAAGTCCTGGAGCGAAACCATCTTGTATTTAGTATATAAAAAAATAAACATAAATAATAGCAGTAATGTTTTCGTTTTATTCGAGTGTCTGTAATTTGTTATCACCTCGATCAAAACCTGAAATAAAAACACAGAAACCTCCATCTATAAAAATGTGTGAAAATGACTATATCATATCTAAAAATGAAGCGAATGAGATAATTATTTTAGAGGTTCCTAAGAAACCTAAGTTTACATACTTCTAATAAAATGTATAAAAAATGAAATGGACGATTACATTGCCTTACACACATACGACTATAAACTCTCGTTTTGTCAAGCGACAAACGAACTCCCGGGTGACATGCAAAGACTCGTATGGGAAAAACTTAATACGTACGAATCACGTGATCTCGTGTGTCCGGGAGCCCCTCGACGAGACCCCAGAAATTCGAGATTCTCGAGAGAAAGACTTCAAACTTTGGTTAACCGGTGGAGAGAAAAATGGGGCGAACCTACTCCGTGAACGCATGAATACAATGGCGCGCGAACAGCTTTATTTTGATGATTATGAAAGTAGTGAATACGATTCATATTCACTTATACTCTATAAACTTCTACTTGAAGATCTTACGTATCAAAGACGTGAACTACAATATTCTACAATCTTTGGTGATAAATGGAGAAAATCGTCTACAAATAAAATAGATTTAACCAATATTCAAATTAGTATACATGAAGTTGAACAGAGGTGTAATAATTTTAAAATAAAAGAACGAAAGTTTAAGAAAAAGTATTTTCAAGATGAAAACTATATTATTAAAGGTATAGATATAGATTAAATAAATTGTAATGTTGAGTATAATAAATCCGTACACTAAAACCATTAGAATATCTTGTCCCACTAAACGTAAAGAAGGTATAGCGGAATATGAAAAAATAAAATCTAAAATTAAAAAGACAACTTTACAATACGGTGTTGCCGTTTCGACCTACCATTTTATTTTTCATACACCCGTTGACGGTGTTTCTGCAAGTTTAGGAACAATCGCATCTTATATGTATGTTGATTCACTCTCCTCATACGTCGACAATATAGAAAAATTACCCGGTTTGAATAAACGGTTACTCTTACCGACATGTCTTGCATTAGCAGAATCTGTATGGAATTCTAAAGATTTACCATTCGATTTTAATATGGGGGCAACTTTATTTGGATTTTTAGCGTATAAAATGGCATTTTATCAAATCGTGGCCGAAGAAATATTGATGTACAGTGAAGACCTAAGTGATATAGATCAATTATAATAAGTATACTATAAAAAAATGTCTCTCATTTACCAACTTACAAAACAAACGGTTAGTCTTGAAAGACTTGACAAACTTGACGGTGTTCTTTCGAGTTTTCGAACCGATCAATTTTCATCTGGCACACCTTCTCAAGTGTATGGGGTGAGATTGAAAACAAACTTTCCACAGGATTTAATAAAGTTCAAAAAGGAACTTAATCATATTGCGTATGTCGGTGTATCTGCATTTAACGATAAACTTCACTTAGTGGACTTTATGTATGAAGAGAAATACGAAGATGGTACTCGGATTGGTATTATTGAGCCAGTAATCCAAATGTTGGCAAAAGATGAATTGGATACTATGGTTGTTCCGAGACATGTCCCAGAAGAATGGATCGAGTTTTGGATGAATTACTTTAAAAATGAATTTAATTGTCAAAAAACCCTTTTACAGTTTGTTGAAAAAAATAACCTTCACGGAAGTGTCGACTGGACGGAACTTTACAACACGTTCCCTGAAAATATGGACTTAAAACTTAACAACTAATGTGTAATATAATACGATGAGCCTTACTTACGAACTCCTTAAAAACTGTACCACGATTGTCGAACTTTTCGACGTTAACGAACTCTTTTCTGAATTAGCCGGTGAAAAATGTAAAGTATATGGTTTACGCGCCGATTTTGGGTACCCCACACACCTTGTTCCTAAAAGTACGTATAAGTATATTGCGTATATTGGTATTTCTAATAGAAAATTGGAAACATCGTATGGTCAAGCCCAATTTATTGAATTTTATTATGAACCTAATGATATTGGCGTTCTAGAACACTTTTTTGATATGTACCTCGAAAGTGAAAAAGACATTCTTAAACAGTGTGGGTGTAAAGATGACGAAGAATTTACCGTCGAACTTTTCCCGAGTAAAATCACGAAAAAGAACCTCATGTTTTGGAAATGGTATTTAGATGAACAATATGGCGTTAACGATAAGATTTCTTTACGTGATTTCCTGGACGATTATGAAATTACGTACCAAATCGACCACGATCGATTATACGATTATTTACCCGAAAATATTGACGATTTGGATAATGAGAGTGAATACAATTCGGAATCTGAATCTGAATCTGAACTCGAAGAAGGTGAAATAAGAACCTAAGTTTAAACGGATATACCATTACACATTCAAAAATGCGTCCAAACTGTGTATACGAAAACTGTCTCTGTCGCCAAGGAAAAAACGGGTTTTGTGTAAAACACCGTGAAATTGGTGAAGCCGTAGAAGCCCTTTTACTTTTAAGAAAAATAACAAACCTAAGTTGTAATGAAACAAAATAAAAAATTAATATATTAAAAATGGACGCTCTTACATCGTTAATGCAAACGCTCGACCTCAATTCTAAGATAATTTCTGAAGGCGATTATCTTAAAATGTGTGATTCGATCAAAAAGATTCACGATTATATAAAATACGAAACGGATTCTGAAAGTGATGAAGAAGAATTTAGAATTCGACGTGTTGATATACCCATACCTTTTTCCCCGATGCCTCGTCTCCCACCATTTGGGGATAATCTTGATGATCTTACGATATACGATACGGTAACACCTCCACAATCAAGACGCGGGGATTATGTACACCCCGACTTACCAGAGATACAAACACCACCACCTGTTCCGGAACCATTACGTGATTATGAACTCGAAGATGAACTTATGGAAGTAAACAGAGTAATATTCGAAACGAGAAAAAAGATGGAAAAATTAATTTATAGACGAAACGTGACGAACGTTGTTCGCGAAGAAGCTGTGAAACGAAGGGCACGGGAACTCGGTATTCGTTTACCCCAGTATACGGTTGGTTCACTTTTAGATGCAGGACACGACGTTGGTAATGTTCGAATGTTTTTCAAAGATTACCTTGAAGATTATAACGAAGATATCGATAGACAATACGAAGACTTACACGACGTGTTAAAACGATACGAACAAGATAGAACGGCTATAATAGACGAACTTATAAACTTTTAATTAAATATCATTTTACACCACTTTTCGTTAATGTTTCCGAAAGGCGAATACTCGAAGAGTAAATGTATTAACGCCCCTGAAATAATTAGAGCGCCTGTACCTTTATAGATATATTTTGTAAGACCCATAAACAAAACTTGTAACATGAGACCTATGAAGAGAGCTTCCATCAGGACGGTGGTAAACTGACGCATTTTTTTATATTACTATACTATATAAAAAAATGAATTCTCAAGACATTGGAATAATATCAGTCGTCATCGCCATGATGGTCACTTTCATAGTTGTAATGGTGAAAAGATCTAAAGCTTCGAATAAGAATGCAAGCCTCGTACCAGAAATTGAAATGAAAGAAGCTTAAACTAAAAAATATAAAATAATATCTTGTGATATATAAAATGATACTCATACTATCTATCATTCTATTTATCATTTTACTATGGTACAAAATACCAAATCGTAAAAAAGAAGAATATATGATAGATAATCTTAGATTTTCATGGAAAAATGGAACGAGTGTAAAAGATATTGTATCAGAATGGATCCTGGTAATAAAAGATAAAAACGGGGATGAAATCCATAGAATGGTTGATAAAAACGAAGACCATTTTAAGGATTTTACAGATGTTTATGTAAATATTATAGATAAAAAGGATTTTGATGAACGTATTATTGGTGATAATATAGTGGATTTGTATTATAATGAAATAAAACAAGAAAATTTATTATTTACAGAAACACTTTCATTTACAAAGGATGATTTTTCAGGTGACGTTAGACTATTTGAACCAAAAGAATATGATGGGAATAACGATTGTAGAGGTGAATACTCTAAAGTTAAGAAAAATAGATTTACAAGTGGCTCGGAGATATTCGATTGTGTTTCATCATCACCTGGTGTATACAATTGTCAATTTTGGCAATATAATGTTAAGATACCTAAAATTGGAGAAGGTGAAGAATGTCCAGCTAAAGACAGAGAACTTAAACGAGTTGTATGGCCTAGGAAAGAAAAAACTGATATAATTGGTATGTCTTTTAGTGATGATCCAGATCCTAACACTGATGTAAATATATATGATAATGATGAATATTATAAGAACATATATGAAGAAAAAAAGAAAGTGAAAGATGATGAAGACGCCGCTGCCGAAGCTGCTGCTGAAGCTATTAGGAAAAAAACTGAAGAGGAAGCTGCTGCTGCCGAAGCTGCTAGGAAAAAAGCCGAAGAAGAAGCCGAAATCGCTAGGAAAAAAGCCGAAGAGACAGCTGCTGCAATAGCCGCTGCCGCTGAAGCTGCTAGGAAAAAAGCTGAAGAGGAAGCTGCTCGGAAAAAAGCCGAAGAAGAAGCTGAAGCTGCTTTCCTTTCCAGGGTTAGAAGAGATGCCGGAATAGCTGCTGCAAAAGCTGCTGCTGAAGAAGCTGCAAGAAAGGCTGCTGAAGAAGCTGCAAGAAATGCTGCCGAAGAGGAAGCGGAAGCTAATAGGAAAAGAGCCGAAGAGAAAGCCGCCGCCGAAGAATCTGCAAGAAAAGCTGCTGAAGCTGAAGCTGCAAGAAAAGCTGCCGAAGAAGCTGAAGCTGCATTAAAAGCTGCCGAAGCTGAAGCCGCAAGAAAGGCTGAAGAATTGCAAGCTGCATTAAAAGCTGCCGAAGCTGAAGCTGCAAGAAAAGCCGCCGAAGAAGTAGCTATTGCAGCCGAAGCCGCTAGGATAAAAGCAGAAGAGGAAGCAGCTGCAAAAGCCGCCGCTGCCGAAGCCGAAGCTGCTAGGATAAAGGCGGAAGAAGAAGAAGCTGCAAGAGAAGCCGAAAGATCTGCCGCCGAAAGAGCTGCAAAAGCGGCCGCCGATGAGGCAGCTAGGAAAAGAGAAGAATATTTTGATTCATGTAAAGACGACCCATCAAAATGCCAACATTTTGATGATTGCATGAGATGGCATAAGAAACCAAGTGCATATGAAAATAGAAGAGAAAGAGAATGCAAAGATCTTAAATCTACAAAAGATCAATCACCCCCATATGTATGGGACCGAGAACCTCCTCCTCAACTATCGGCGACATGTGAAAATGATGCATTTTACTGTAAAGAATATGATGAATGCGTGAAATATCATGAAAAAATTGATTGTCTTGCGGATGCCTCATCGAGTTATACGGGTGTATCATCTATAAAAGAATTAGAGGACCAGGGTATGCAATACGGTGTTTTTGGTCCTAATAGAACTCAAACTTGGCAAAATGATGTAAGTACATATCTCGATTGTAAAAAGAGAGCACAAGAGTTAGGGCATTTGGCATGGGGTATGCAAACTATATATCATACAGAATCAAAAAATGGTAAAGCTGGAAAGTGTTGGACTCGACAAAATCTTGATGATTTTATAGAATTAAATCCACAAAGAGGTGATAGTAACGATCCCAAAAAAGATTTTCATGTTGTTGGATGCGCAGCATCTGACGTGTTTGTGACTGATAAATGTCTCGATGAAGAAGGTCAAGCCCAAGCCCAAGCTGAAGCTGAAGCTGCAAGAAAGGCCGCTGAAGAAGCTGAAGCTGCTAGGAAAAAGGTGGAAGAAGAAGCAGCTGCTGCAGCAGCAGCAGCAGCTGCAGCAGCAATACCAAGGATTGGTCGGAGATCGACAAATTTGGGGATGGTTAGGGCACCTAATTTGAACAGACCATCTCTTAATTCGAGTGTAATTGGTGGGAGAAGTCAAACAAATCCATCTCGTCGATTTACAAGAAGAAGGTAATTAACAATAAAAAAATATATACTATTATTAAAAGATATGGATTTTATCGAGATACTTTTAATAATTTTATTATTAGCTGGTGCTTTTTTTATAATAAATAAAAATAAAAATAAAAATAAAATTAAAAAAAGTGTTCCTAGTTCGGAAGATGAAGATGAGGCTTATTTTAAAAGCCTGGTTAGTCCTACTCCTTTTAATAGTTCCGATACTACTCCAACTCCAACTCCAACTACAACTCCAGCACCCGATTCACAGGGGTACGCTTCAATAGAAAACGTGTCACAGTTTAAAACTATTTCACCAGTTAATGAAACGAAAGTTGAAGGGTATATCATTGAATATAATACAGGTACGTCATCAGTTAGTAACGCAGAATTATCTAAAAATGTAACTATGGAATTAAAATGGGATAATAGTGATGGTTTTGGTAAGGTTACACAAATGGATATCGAACGGTATGTTGATGGAGAATTGAAACACGTAATAACAAAAGAATCAAGAAATGAGAAAGATTATAATTATTTTATAGATTCTAAAAAGGGATTAAAAATTGTGTTTAATAACGAAAATTCAGACGGTTTGTATGACGTTACAGGGGAAAATAAGATATTACTGAAAGTTTATTATGGTAGTAAAAAACCATTTGTTTTATATGATGGGAGCGATACAGTGAATATATCATCAGATGATTTAACCATGTCTTTGGATATTATAGAACCTATAACATATGAATATAAACCTAATACCACTGGTTTTATGTTAGAAGCACCAACCATAAAGAAATATTCATACTATATTTATTCTAATGAAGATGATAATAAAGATATTAGCGAGTACATAAGTTCTGGTAATACCGGTAAGATTATGTTTGTATCATTTGAAAATAGTACATCTGATTTTTTCATGAAACTTGAAACAGGTGAATGGATAGTAAAAGACGGAAACAATGTTCTTCAAACAAGTGATGTTTTTGATGATAGTGTTTTTACTTTAGTGAAGAGTCCTAAGGCGACTATATCGGCTACGTATGTAAGAATCACACATGGGGATAAATTTTTAGTGAAACAGGGTTCATCGATGAGATTTCTGGCATTGAATGAACTGAAGAAAGATGAATATAAAAATATAGATATGTTAATCACTGAACAAAAAAGATAATCGAAAACACCTAAGTTAGTTCGTTTATAAATAAAAAGGTATATAATTATAAAAATGGCTGATTCAGTTGAAAATATTCTCACTGGTCTCGTTCGTGATTCGAACAATCATATCGATATAATAAATAACAGTGTTCTTTCAAATAATAAATTGTTACAAACTCTCGTTGCAAAGGTTACTCAGGTACAGGAAGAGAATGCATATCTCCGTGAAAAAGTAAATGTGGTTATAAATTCATCTATTAGTTCGAATGCACTTCTTCATGAAAAGATTGATACACTCGTAAATGTGAATAAACGTTTGGAAGATAGGATTGTGTTTTTGGAACCTAATTCTACACAGAAACCCGATGAAGAACCAAACGAGATTAAGAAACCGAAGGAATCTAAGAAACCTAAGAAACCAAAGGAGCCTAAGAAACCAAAGGAGACTAAGATTCAATGTTCTGCTATGACTGCGAAAGGTACTAAATGTACAAAACCATGTGTACCGGGTGAAGAGTATTGTACTTTACACATGAAAATGCGAAATAAATCACCAGTTGAACCAAAGAAAAAGCGACCTGTCATAAAGAAGAAAAAAGAGATACCAATGCATAATCATAAACCCGGTGAATTACCGAGCGAAATGTGTGTTTTGTGTGAAACACATGGTGATATATTTGATCCTGATATGCCGGATAATGAATTTGAAGAATCTCAAGATAATGATACTTCAATTGAAGAAAAACTACGTAAAATGCTCGACGAAGAAGAGGAAAAAGTGAATTAATTTTTAACGTATGACGGGTAATGTGCCATTGGTGCGTAGGCACCTTGTACAAACAATAAAGCGGTTCCTCCGCCAACAACAACGAGTGTTATAACCCACCCTAAAACCGTTTTTCTTAGAATTTTGTAATTTATACCTTTTTTACCTTCTAATAATCCAACACCGACAGTTGCACCTACCTGACAATGTGTGGTCGAAAGAGGCCATCCAAGTCTACTTCCCATAATAACGACACATGCACTTCC